TTTATGAATCCAGAATACGGTTCTATGAATAAATATCACTATTATAGACAAATGGGTATTTATTCAGCAGTTCTATGGTATTATTGTCAACAAAATTTTGGAGTTTGTAAAAATACCGGCTGAACTTTAAAAGCAAATATGCTTGTTGTAGAAACACTTCCACCTTATGAAGCAAAGTGTTTCTATGTATCAAAGGGACAATTAAAACAGGGTATTAGCGAATTTAACGAATTAATGAAAAGAGTCGCTTATTATGAAATGTTTGGTTATGAATCCGAAGTAAATTTCATTTAAATCTTGCAATTGTCAAAAAAAATTTATACCTTTGTATACCACAAAGGAAAAGAGAAATAATATGTTTAATTTAAAAAATTGTTTATTATGCGTAAATTTGAAGTAGTAGCGTACAGCCTTGAGGAGGCTAAGGAAAAGGCAGCAGAGATGGGTATTACAGTAGTTAGAAACGTAACACAGAGTTGGAAGAATGCTAACTCCCCAATGTCGGATGCTGATTTTAAAGTATTTGCTGTAGAAGCAATGGAGAAGAATCGTCTTACAGATGCTTCTGGTGTAGGTCTTATTGTAGCAATCAATCCTGGTTCTAAGGATACTAAAAAGAGACCTTACGAGTTTGTCAATAATGTAGTTGAGGGCAATCGTAATCTACAGAGAGTTATTGAAATTCGTCTTAAAGATACAGACGAACTTGTAGGAGAGGCTAGTAAGAAGGACGATGCAGCACGACTCGCTAAGGAGTTGATGAAGAAGTATCGTCAGGATATGGTGGCAACCATCGTTTATCGTGTAACTGAGGGTAAGGATGTTGCATTTGAACTTAATTATTCTCCTTCTACAGACGCTAAGGAAGGAAAGTACATTGTATTTGGAAACGATAAGAACTCGTTTTAATTATTAATAAGGAGGTACATTACGTACCTCCTTTTCTTGTATATGATTGATTGTCTTTTTAAGGATCTGTACGCCGTTATGAAGAACGGTTGTCGGATTTTAGGAATGGATTGTAGTGATATTAGAATAAAAGATAGAGAAGACAATAGATCTCATAAGTCGGCAGTATATTTAGCATTTAAAAAGCACGAATGATTTTATGTAGGATTTACAAAAGTATTCAATGATTCTAAACCAACACAAAATAGACCTTGTAATACAAAACATTCTATCGCAAGTCATTTAAATAAAGATGCGACTATTTATGTATTTTACAATTTAACAGAAACATTGGCACATGTGTTAGAGGCGTATTTTATAAAATATTCAAATAAACCTCTTACAAAAGTTGGAAATAATTGATTGGAAACAGGCTATTTGTTAAATAAACGACGTGAGAAGAAATGAGAGAGATTAATTGAAGAATATATAATACACAATGGAAATAACCCTTTCTCGTTTGCTTGAAGGTAAAGCTACTATCATTAAAGGTAGAGAATATTTAGCAACTAAGGAATATGTACAACCTTTTATTGATAAAATGTCAAAATATACGAATAAATTTATAGTACATGTTCAAGAACCAGATCAATTGTTAATTAATAACGAAAACAATGATACAACTTATAATAGGGTTTGAATTCAAGCTATTATGCCAGATAAATGTAATGTAAACGGAATGGTTGAGGTTTACAATTTGGTTTATGGTTTAGATTTAAGAAATCCGATTTATAAAGTTTATCGAAATTATTTACATGGAAATAATCCGTGTGTCTTTAATTCACAGTGAATTATTATTGGAGAACTAAAACCTAATGAAAAAATTCCAGATTATTCTATTGAAAGTTTAATGGAATTGACAACCGATGTCGATTTGATTAGTAAAAAAATGCAAAATACTTTTTTGGATGATGATAATCGACACCAATTATTAGGAGAATTAATTGAAAAATCAATGTTGTATGAACATGTTCACATTGGAGGTAAAGTTAAATTATCTACATCTATGGTAATCAAAGCGTTTGAAAATGTGTACATGAATTCTACATCTAATACGTATAAAAAAGAATCAGAAGAGTGTTCTGTCTGGAATTATTATACCGCTTTCACAGAACTTGTAAAAGATGCTTCCACAAAAGATATAATCAATAATTTTGAGAAAACAATTTTGTGTGGACAACTGTTTCAAAATTTAATAAATAATGAAGGTAATTAAACGAAACGGAGAAATAGTGTCTTACAATTTTAGTAAGATTGAAAAAGCAATAACTGCCGCTTTTAAAGCAGTAACAAAAGAAGATCCTACATCTGAGTTTTATAATTTTTTAGATGACGTACAACTTACTGTTGAAGAATGTTTTTCTGAAACAGATACAGTAGATGTAGAGATTATTCAAGATGTTATTGAACACGAATTAATGAGTTTTGGATATTTTGAAGTTGCAAAAGCATATATACTATATCGAAACAAACACGAAGAAAGTCGATTTGTTAGAGAGAGATTGGACTATATGGATAGTTATGCTAATTCAAAAAATAATGCAGCAACTTCTTCAGAAACAGACGCTAATGCAAACGTAACACAGAAAAACGTTGCGAATCTCGAAGGGGAAGTTTATAAAACTCAAAATAGAATTATACAACGACAGCGAATGAAGGATATGCTAAACAAAATATATCCTGAAGTTGCTAAACAATACGAAGAAGATCTTAATCATCATATTATTTATACACATGATGAAGCTTCAACTCCAGTGTTAAAGCAGTACTGTATGGCAGTAAGTTTATTCCCATTGTTAACAGAAGGAGTAGGTAATATTGATGGAGTTACACCAGGACCTCCGAATGATTTACAGTCTTTTAGTGGTCAAATTACAAATCTTGCATTTTTGTTATCATCACAATGTAAAGGAGCTGTTGCTTTTGGTGAATATTTTATTGCACTAAATTATTATGTCAGAATGGAGTTTGGAAATGATTGATATAAACATTTAAATGATTTAGTCACATCTCCTGCTTGTAAAATTCAACGTTCTGTTGGTGATTCAATTATTAAAGCTTTTAAACAATTTGTTTGGGGAATTAATCAGCCAGCTGGAAATAGAGGATTCCAAAGTCCGTTTATTAATATTTCTTATTACGATAAAACATATTTCGATTCTTTATTTGGAGAATTTTATTATCCTGACGGTACACAACCAACATGAATAGAAATTGATAATCTTCAAAGAATGTTTATGAAATGGTTTAATGACGTTAGACTTAAGCAAATATTAACATTCCCTGTTGAAACATTTGCAATGGTTCATGACGGAAATGATATTGTAGATAAAGATTATAAAAATCTTTGTGCTGAAATGTATTCTGAAGGACATTCGTTTTTTACATATGTTTCAGATAGTGCGGATAGTCTCGCATCATGTTGTAGGCTTCGAAACGAACTTGCTGAAAATACATTTAACCCTACAAGTGGATTGACAGGTGTAATGACTGGTAGTTGTAATGTGATTACTCTTAATGTTAATAGAATTGTTCAGGATTGGTTTAAAACACAGGATGGACCTCGTGAACAAAATGACAAGTTGAGTGTATTTTATAATACAAACGAAAGCATTGGATTTGAAGGATATCTTAAAACAATTTTAAGGAGAGTATATAAATATCACATTGCTTATAAAACAATGCTTTATGATCTTGAAGATAAAGGAATGTTTGCTGCATCTAATGGAGGATATATTTATATTAATAAGTTGTATAGTACTATCGGCATCAATGGTCTTAATGAAGCTGCTAGATTTTTGGGTCTAGATGTATCTAATAACGAAGAATACATTAGATTCCTACAACTTATACTCGGTACAATTAAAGAACAGAATACACTGCATAGTGTTCGTGATAGAAAAAGACCTTTCTTATTTAATAGTGAAGTTGTTCCTGCTGAAGGATTGGGTGGAAAAAATTATAATTGGGATAAAGAAGATGGTTATTACGTTCCAGAAGGAAGAACGTTGTATAATTCATATTTTTATAATGCTCACGATAATACGTCTGTATTAGATAAATTCATTCTTCATGGAAAACAAACTTATCAATTTACCGATGGTAGTTTAATCTGCCTGTTAAACCTTTTCCGTTAACCAACGGGGTCTCAATTGAGGCTAACGGTGAACCCTAAACAGAAATGCATGGGAATACCGTGGGAAAATAATCAAAAATGTGTTGCAAATCCTCCATATTTTTATTAAATTTGTAAAAATATAAAGATATGTGAGTATACAAAATAACTAATTTAAAAAATCAAAAATGTTATGTGGGTATAACTAATAATATAGAAAATCGTTGAAATACCCACAAAAATTGTATCAATTGTCTTAAATTAAAAAATCCGCTATATCAAGCATTTAGAAAATACGGATTAGAAAATTTTAGTTTTGAGATAATTGAAAAAGATATTATAGATATTACTACTTTAGGAGAAAAAGAAAGATTTTACATAAGATTATATAATTCGCATGTTTCACAACACGGTTATAATTTAACTTGAGGAGGAGAACGTTGTCAATACGATGGAAATCCGAGAACAAAATTAACTATTGAAGATGTTGTTGAAATAAGAACTTATTATAATGATTGTAAAATTGGAGTTTCTGATTGTTGAAAATTATATTCTGATAAAATTTCATACTCTGCTTTTGAAAAAATTTGGGAAGGACAAACTTGAAAAGGCATAATGATGGAAGTATATACAGAAGAAAATAAAAACAATCATGTGATGTTAATGGGGAAGAAAAATTCTGGAGAAAATAATGTAAACGCATTATATTCAGACGAAGAAGTATTAGAGATAAGAAAATATTATGTAACCCATTCATTACAAGAAACTTATGAAAAATATGGATCGAAAAGCAAAACAAAACAAGGATTTAGAAGTTTAATCGATCAGTCATATTTACATTTACCTAAATATAGTAAAACTAAAAAACAATGATTTTTAAAGGATTTGCAAATAGATATTAATGATTATAATCCTGTATCGACTATCTCCGTATCGGGAGAGTAGAATTACTATTGGTACGTAATTCGAAATGGGTTTTGCGAGTTAAACTCGTTAAGATATAGTCAGTACTCATGGAAACATGAGAATAATACGGGAAGTGCCGCCCATATCAATCTGCAAGACCATTTGTCAAAAGAACAATATTTAAAGCTTATTGATTTTGCAATTAAAGAAGGTACTAATTATTTTACATTTAATATTCCTAATACTAAATGTAATAAATGCGGACATATTGTAAAACAACCGTTTACAGTTTGTCCAAAATGTAATAGTGAAGATGTAACACAATATACAAGAATTATTGGGTACATGCGTCCAATTAGTGCTTTTGCAGAAGATAGAAAAGCTGAAGCAGAAATGAGAGTTTATAGTAAGGAGGTATAATGGTTGATATAGAATATGTAAAAGCAAATATTAAGGATGGCTGGCAACTTAATCCTAATGAAAAAGTTGTAAATGGCATTATCAAAGGAATCAATAGATGTGGAGGTCATTGTCCTTGTGCAAATACATCAGATGAACTTAAATGTCCTTGTTCTGGATATCGCCTTAATGACAAATGTTGTTGTAATTTATATGTTAAAATACAGTAATTACGAAATCACTTTTGCAGAAGTACCTGATGAAATTTCTCTTTGTATAAATCTAACCAATTGTCCTCATAGATGTGTTGGATGTCATTCCCCTTGATTACAAAAAGATAGTGGTACACCATTAACTTATGTTGAATTAGTTAAACTCATAAAGCAAAATGCAGGTGTAACCTGCATTTGTTTTATGGGTGGTGATAAAGAACCTTGAGAAGTTGTTAGATTGGCAAAATTAATACGTGAAGATTTTGAATATTACAAAACAGCTTGATATAGTGGTTCAACAGAAATGCCTGATCATCAAAATCAATTTAACTATGTTAAATTTGGACCGTACATTGAAGAAAGAGGTCCATTAACAAGTAAAACTACAAATCAGATAATGGTTGAATTCAATTTATCTGGAGAAGTTGTTTTATCATCTTGGTATATGCGTCCAATTAATCATAAATTTTGGAAAAATGACAATTCTAGAAATTAAATTTACAAATGATTTAACATTTAAGTATGTTCATGATTTAATCATAGAACATAAACCTAATTTAATTCGATTTATTGAATTAGATGATATTCAAAACATTGAACATATATTTGAAATCGCACATATTTTAGATTTATTTAATTATAAGTCAGAATATGTAACATATCGGGATACATTTCCAACAGAATTAATTAGTGCAGAAATGTTTTTTCGAGGACTACCATTTACAAATTTTATTTTAAATGAAAGAGTTTAAATTTCATATTCCAGTTGAAGGATTATTTACAATTCCAATTGTAGCAGAAGATGTAAAATCCGCTATAGAAATTCTTTTAGAAAAGAAAGAACAATTAGGAATTTGCCCTCTTGGAAAATTAGATTTAAAAATTGAAGATGCTTTAGTAATAGAAGCTAATCCTAAAACAATAAATTAATGAAAGTAAAAGTATATAATATTTCAAACAACGAACTGCCTAAGTACGAAACAAGTTCTGCGGCAGGAATGGATCTTAAGGCTAATATTGAAAAACCAATCACTCTTAATTCTTTAGAAAGAGTCCTTATTCCAACAGGACTTTATATTGCTTTACCTGACGGTACTGAGGCTCAGGTGCGTCCGCGAAGCGGGCTGGCTGCGAAGCACGGCATCAGCGTGCTGAATGCGCCCGGAACGATTGAATAAAAAATTTGTTTATATCTAAAGTATTTTGTATATTTACATTTTAATTTAAAATAATAAAATTATGAATACATTAAAATGTAAAAAAGTAGAAGTTGTTTGCGCAGAATGCGGAAAACACGAATTTGTTTCTCCAAGTAGAGAAAAAACATATTTATGTTGTAGTAGAGAATGTTTAGGAAAATATAATTCTAAACGATATGATAAAAAGATAACACTTATTTGTCCAATTTGTGGAACATCTTATGTTTGTAAACAAAGTAAAACAAATCATCACAAAACGTGTGGTTCTAAAACATGTCGATCACAATGATTAAGCCAAACACGTCAAGGTAAAAATAATGCGAATTATAAATCTGTCGATCAAATATTAAAGTCAACAAGAGTACTTGATAATGATAAGGATTTACACAAACATGTTGTAAAAGAACACTTTGGATTTTCTACATTAAAACAAATTCCTAAAGGGTATCACATTCATCATAAAGATGCAAATCATCACAATAATGATAAAACAAATTTAGTGATGTTGCCTGGAAACGTACATATGTTAATTCATAGATATTTTGGAAATGTTTTAATATCAGCGCTACATACAAACAAATTATCTCGTGAACAATTTTTTAGTTTTTGTTCAGATGAACAAAAACAATTTTATGAACAAATTATAGATTTAGATATAACGCGTCAAGTCGTTGTAAAACAGGGTGAATTGCTGGAAAATCCTGAAGAGGACAATCAGCAGCCAAACATTTATAGAAATATAATTGTAGGTTCAGAGACTAACAGTCGAGTCTTAGCGGATAATGCCGAAGACAGTAATACTGACACGAGTGCCCTGCCCGTTAATAACGGTGAAGATATAGTCCGAACTGCATGTATAACAAATGAAGATGCAGAACTAGAAGATAAAGAACTTCTAGGGTAACAAATTGAGACGCAGATTACAGAGGAGAGATAAAGGTAATTCTTGTGAATCTCTCTAACAATTCATTTGTAATTAATCCAGGTGAAAGAATTGCACAACTCGTTGTTGCAAAATACGAACAACTTACTTGGGATCCAGTAGAATCATTAGATGACCTTGGTGAAACAGATCGTGGTCAGGGTGGATTTGGATCAACAGGAAAGTAATGAAGGATGTTTTAATATCTCGTGATAGTAAAGGAAAAATCAGACAAGTAAACATATCTTGTACATGAAATGATATCCTTAAAGCGTTCGTAATAGAAAGAGAAACTGGACAATATCAAGGTAAATTAACAAAACAGCCGATAATTGAAATCAAAAAAGGTAAGGTTAAAAGAACTACAGAAGAACAAGCACAACTTGAATTTAATTCTCATGTAAAGAAATATAAAGACAAAGGCTATAAGAGTATTTCTGATTTTGGTTATACAAGTATTGATGATTTTGATGTAGAAAAAACCTTTCCAAAACAAGTTGTTGATCAAGCAGGTGTTGTAAAACCAATGCTTTGTAAAGTATTTGATCCAGACGATGCTAAAAACAAAAACAAAACGTGATATATTAGTAGAAAACTAGATGGAGTTCGTTGCATCCTTTATTATAAAGATGGAGAGGTGCGAACATCTAGTAGAGGTGGTCAAAACTATGATGTTGCAGCAACGTTTATACGACTGGATCCTTTCATAAATAAACTTTTTGAAGTTAATCCAGATCTTAAATTGGATGGCGAAATTTATAGACACGGTTGAACGTTAAATGTAGTAAGCGGATTGTGTAGATTAGAAACACTCGATCCTAAACACAAAGAATTATCTTTTAACTGTTACGATATCGTTGATGAGACAAAGAATTTTACTGACAGACTTAAGATTTTAACAGACATTTGATCTAAAGCACCGTATGATTCTAAGTTACAAATTGTAGAACATTGTTGTACAAAACTCGAAGATATTGATACATATCATGACAAATTTGTATCTGAAGGATATGAAGGTGCTGTAATTCGTGATGCAGACATGCCTTATAAATCAGGTGGTAGGGATCGTAGAATGCAAAAAATTAAAAAGTTTGTTGATAATGAATATGAAATTGTTGGATTGGTAGAAGGTCTTCGTGAAGAAGATATGTGTTTTCTTATGAAAACAAAAGAAGGATATGAATTTAAAGCCAAACCAATTGGAACAAGAGAAGACAAACAATATTACCGAAACAACATTAACGAAATGATTGGGAAAATGGCTACAGTCAAACATTTCGGCATGACAAATACAGAAAATCCAGTTCCTAACCTTCCTGTCTGAAAATGTTTGGTTCTAGAAAAAGACAGGTAAATTTGGAAGTTAATAAACTTTTCTATAAATTTGTAAAAAAATAATATGACACAAATTTATAGAAATTTAGAAATAATTGCGAATTTAAAAATATCCAGCTTTAAAACAAAGCCGGACAATAAAAAATACAAATTATGCACAATTTATGCAATTCGCAATAAGAAAAATGGAAAAGTTTATATAGGACAAACTTATAATTCACCATTGTTAAGATGATCAGATCACAAATCACAAGCATACACAAAAACAGAAAAAGGATATTTTCAAAAAGCAATTTGTAAATATTCTTGAGAAATGTTTGATAAATATGTAATTTGACAAGGAGAATGTAATATTTTAGATGCAAAATGAGTTTTAAATAGAAGAGAAATATTTTTTATTAAATTATTCAAATCAAATAATCCAGCGTTTGGATATAATTCTACAAATGGAGGAGATGGGACTGTTGGATGTAAAATGAGTTTAGAAAATAGAAAAAAACTTTCACTTCTTAAAAAAGGTATTGTTAATTGTAAATGATCAAAACCTGTATTACAATTTGATTTTAATTTTAATTTGATTAAAGAGTGACCATCAGCAGCAGAAGTAACGCGAATATTAAAAATTGATGCAAGACAAATTGCAGATTGTTGTAATTTAAAACAACACTCCTGTAATGGATTTTTATGATGCTGAAAACAAAATTACACAACTGATTATTTTATTAAAAATAATATAAAAGTTGGAGTTGTTAGTAATGACAAAATTGTTTTACAATTTGATTTATTTGGAAACTTACTAAAAGAATGGCCATCTTTAACAACTGCTTGAAAAGAATTAAAATTAGATGGTTCTGGTTTAAGTAAAAGTGTTTTGGGTAAATTTTTACATCAAAAAAGAAAACAAAATCAATGAATTTGAATTTTAAAATCAAACTATTCTAATACATTATTACAACAAAGACTTGCCATTTTACAAAATACCTGAGATATAAAAGATATATAATATGACAAAGAAAGAATTAGAAAACCTTATATGTAAATATAATAGTGCTGAATCAGATGTTATAGATATGAATGCCAGATTTGGGATTTGTATCTATAATTCTGAGGGTGAAAATTTTTATAACAAATATAATTATGTAATCTTCAAATTATTTGAATATATGTTCGGAGATGAAGGAAGGGAACTAATTGAAAAATATTTATTTGAAGTTACAAATTTGACTTTTGATGAACTTTGTGAAAAACTAAAAATCTATGAGTAAATTTATAGACTATTTAAATGAACAAATTAAAGTTCAAATGAAATTAGGTGATGCTAAAAATACATTGCTGTTACAGGGATATCGAAATCTTAAATCAGATTTTGAGTATCAAATATCGAAAAATCCTAAGCTTGATGAAATTGATTTATTAAAGAAACTTTATAAATCAAGGAAGGATAATATGGAAATTTATAAAGGCGTAAAAGAAGATCTTTTCAATCAAGAATTTACTGAAGCTGAAATTCTAGAGCCTTTTATTCCTATACCTCCATCAGAGCAAGAGGTTATAGATTATTTAACGTCATTACATCCAATTTCACGTTCAAAAATGAATTTTCCACAATATCAAAATGAATGTGTAGAAAAGTTTGGACAAAAAATTGATGCGCAAGTGATTTTTAAATTCATTAGAAATGACTATTAATATAGCCTAAAATCAATTCAAATTTATTTTCCTAGGAGATGTTCATCCGCAAAGAGATCTCGTCTCCTAGGTACCTTAAAATCAATTTTATGAAATTTATAAAAAGTAAAAATGCCAATGTAAATTATTTGGCAAAAATTGTAGAAATTACAAATTTTATTGCACATCCAAATCCGGAAGTTACTAGACTTAAAATGTGTCTTGTAGATGGTTATAATATAATTGTTGGAATTGATTATGAACCTGGTAAGTTTGTATATTTTCCA